GACCATTAGAAATATAAATGGTGTTATTTAATGTATTATGTGTCATTTGAAAACCCTTATAAGGTATTGTAGTTTTATTGATAACATTAACAATAGTATTTGTGTTACAATCAATGGTTAAGACACCAGAATAATGACTAACAAAAATTAAATTATCAGTTGAATTATAAACCATTCTATTAGAAATAATATTACTCACTGGCGAATTAGGTGATAATGATATTACACTTGTTATCGTATTCGTTGTACAATCCGTTACACTAACTTTAAAAGCCGGTGACGTTTCTAAAACATAGACTGAATCATTAGTTGGACAATATATAATATCAGCCATAATAGTAGTACTAAACACACTACTAATTATACCGACATTAGTCCCACCACTTATAATAGTTAAAGCGTTATCTGATATTACATATGTACAATTATTTACAGGTGAATAAGCACCATACTTTGGTGGTAATTTAGGATCAAAATTAATAGTATCAATATATGTGTAAGGTACACATGATGGATCAGTACCACCAGATGTACATGAAAGATCAATATCAATACACACATTAATACTTAAATCTTTACCACAATCATTATCATTATTAGATGTTACAATTAAACTAGTACCACTATATGTAATAGTATACCCAATATTAGTGAATCCATTTATCATTGAATTATAAATGTCATTATAATCAACATTAGTTAGTTCATTTATAGTTTGACCAGTAAGAACTAATTCATTAAATATAGTTATACCAGAAAGTCCATCATCAATTACTCCGGTAACACTTATTGTCCCAAGGTCTAATGTCTTACCACTAGTACTTAGACAACTAAGGATTGGATCAGGTAATGTATAATACAATCCACCACCCTCATATTGACTTTTAACAAATTTAATGGGTCTAGTAGTAATTCCAACTCCACTAGCATAACTAGCGTCAATCACACCATATTGATCTGGGGTTAATAATATTGGTTCATCGGTTATATCATTATAACCATATCTACCTCTAATAGCGGGGACTGCTACAGCTACTTCACCCTTCGGTGTAGAATAACCATAACTATTACCCCAACAAGTATAAATTAAACTCTCATATGTTTTAGGACTACTTAACGCGTAAATGTTTTTAACAATTCCATTAAAACTACTTTCAGGTATTGTTAATTGACAATCATAACCGGGACTAGATATTGTTTCACAATCTGGGTTACAATCAAATGATAAAGAATAATTTTTATATTTATATTTTGGTTGATCAAATACCGTATTTCTATAATACCTAGTAGCACCTTTCCATATACTTGTTGATGGTACTAATTGTTCCACCAAATTAATCCAATAATCACCAATTAAATCAATAAAATTTTGTAATGAATCGTAATTATATTGATTACCTAAATTATCACAAGTATTCATACCACAAAGATTTAAATACTTATCAAAAAGATATCTCAATAATGGGTATGATCTAATTACTTGTCTACTTTTTGGGTCTATTAATCTTGTTAAAACAAAATTTTTAAACTCATTAACATCATCAATAACATCAATTTCTGTTTTAAATACGTTAAGGTAAGGATCACTAATTGTTGTACCTGTGTTGCCGGTAAAAAAACAATCATTTTTTCTTATATAACATAACACATCGTTATCAATCGCTTGAGCCGCATCTAATGTTAAGTCAACTTCTTTTGAATTAAGTAATAATCTACTATCTTTTTCATAATAAGACGTTTCTCTAAAATCTAAATAATCTACGGTACGTTTAACCATAGTTTCTGTATAATCCCAAGATTTTTTGTTATCTACAATCCTTGTGATATCAAATCCAGGTGAATTTGTTAAGTTTAATATATCTTCATTGGTAACGACACAAAGTCTATCTATCTTTATATTATCAACTAAAAAATTAAATTCACAAGGTACATTATTAAAATTAAACCCTAATTTTATTTTTTGTCCAACAATATAATCATTTATATTAAATTTAACCGTAACCCATTTAGCACTAAATGTTTCACTAGTAACCGTATCACAATTACCACTTAACTCTATTAGTATTTGATTATTTAAACTATTACAATTACTTTCTCGTCCAGTAAAATAAATACCGGTTGGTTTATTATCTATATTGAACTGATAAGCTGGAAATACTTGTAATGTGGTTGGGGTAGTCCCAGTGGCAGACTCCACGGTAGCGTCAATCGTAAACGCACTTAAACTTTCCAATATACTATTATTACCAATACAATTTAATAAATTTGTACAATCAAAATTTATTAACATATCAAATTCAACTTGAAAATAACAATTTTCATTTGAACCAGATAGTATATAAATACCATCAGACCCGTCAACACCGAGAGTAACTTTAATATCATTATAGTAATCACAATCTTTTGATGGATTACTCCAATAACAATTTCCACCACAAAAAGTTAGTGGTGTTATATTTGTACTATTGTATCTACAACATTCTAAATTACCAGCTACGATACCACCTTGACCATCAGTAAAAGAAACTGTGCCATCAGTGTTTAAAATTATATCATCATTAATATCTTTTATAATGTTTAATTGACATGTCGCACCGGTAGTACTATCAGTAGTAGTTGTTACTATACTTAAATTACAAGTATCAGATTTTGAGTCATAAGTACCACCAAAATAACTACAACAATTAAAAATTCCACCTTCATTTTGTTGTAACTCAGCACTAGTAGTACCAATAATACCATTACCATTAATAAAAATAATTTTATTATCATCATCAACAGCGTATATAGTTAATTCGCCACAAGTTTTATCCCAATAACAATAACCCAAACCCTCCCCAACACTAATCCATGTTGGTGGTGATGTTTGAACATTACCCTTTAATGGTATCACTGTTGATGTACAACATTCCCTCGCCACTAATGATACCGATGAGTTAGTTGTACTAGAAAATAATATAATTGGTGGTTCATTAGTTATTGTTTGATATTCAAATTGACATCTACCCATTGATACAGTTTCACCAGTACTTTGTACCACACAAGGTTTTAAAGTAGTTTCTTTTTTGAAACCTAACATTAAAGCGTGATCACTAACACCAATTGGACAACCACATATACCTAAAACATACTGAGGGTCAGGGTCAGTAATTACTGTACCACTAACACTAAAACATAAATTTGGTTTCCCATCCACATTATAATCTTCTAAATAAACTTGTCCAGAATAATCATTAATTAATCCATTGGAATAGTTTTTAAATAAATTACTAAATTCAATATACTCATTAGTGATTCTAATTGTAGAACCATTATTTTGTGTATAAGAACTAAATGATCCGATTAATGACCTAAATTGGTTTAAATAATTTTTACCCGCGTCATACGGACCAGTATGTGGATTATTACCATCTAATATATCTATACCCGCGTTATTACCACTAGTCTCTCTATACCATAAACCATTTGATTGGTAATAATTGTATGGAGTTTCTGGTAATATTTTAGGGAAACCTTCTTCATCTAAATTATATATACTAATATCATCAGTACCTGTAAGTTGTTTTATAATTACTTTAAATAATTCAACATTAAGTGGTTTTTTAGCGACATAGACATATTCATTAAAACTAACTAACTGTTCTGGTGATCCAATATATTGAAATAAAAATTCTATCGCTTTTCTACTACCCTTACTTTTCCATAAGTGGGTGGTATTCATAATTAGTCTTCTCCAAAATTCTACTTCAGCATCATATTTTGAATAATTTATAGTATAACCAGAGTATACAGATTTAGTTGGAATAAAACTTGATATTAAATTAACATCTGACATTGGTGTTAATAATTCCCAACCAAATGTTTTAGCCACATCTTTAACTAAACTATCCGGTGTATTAGCGTTTTTATTATAAGTGACATTTCTAATAGTAGAAATCCCATCCATATATTTTTTTACTTCATCAAATTCTCTAGCGTAGATATTAATTAATTTAGATACCTTTTCAGCGTCATTCTCATCTTCACTACCATCACCTCTTCTAATAGTATTTAACTTATTAATAGAATCAGCTACCAACATTCTATTCATAATGTTAGTGTCATTCTCATCAAAATAATCACAAAACTCATAAATTGATGTTAAATAGGTATCAAATAAAGTTGTGGTTATGTCAATATTATAACCATCAACTACTGGCCAAGTGTATTCCCTATTAACAACAACGTCAAATGGTCCACCGGTTGATTCACTAATGTAAGTAAACTTAATTGTATTCACCGGTACTACATACCTATTTAATAATTCATAAGATAAATCTGATAATGATGAAAAGAAAGTTTCTACTTCAACACTATTAGGTTTGATATGATAATTACTCGACAATGTTGTTCCTGTAACTAATGGAAATGGATTCCCATCAACCTCAAAATAAACATAATCATTTGAGAATAATGTTGATCCAGTAAAATTTGTAATAGGGTATTCTATACCTTCATAAAAAATTGTATATCTACCATATTCAACATTTAAATTTCTTAACTTATTATCAAGATTACTACTAGTAGTATATTGACTAGTATATTTAATATCAAAGGTATTATTAAAGTAATTATTATTAACTTTAAAATTAGATTTTTTTAATATTGGATTATAAGTATAATTTTCTACGGTGTTACCGGTTGTATTATTAAAAACTTTGTCAACATAAATTGACGCTGGCCATTGTTGTATAATACCTTCAACATTAACCCTAAAATATTCTTTAATAGAACCAAAATACGAATAACTTTTAGGATTTGTATAATCTGGGTTTAAATTTAATCTTGTCTTATTTTTTCTTAATGTATTATCTTCCTGAGTTGTTTCACCTAAATCAGTTAAAGTATAATAATCAGAAGCCTCACCTATATTATAAGTTTTATTCTCTTTTTCAGTAAGTGTTGTTTCTAACTGAAAATTACCTATGGTAAACAAGGGTGTTCCATTTTCAGCTGCGAATTGTAATCCAACTAACGATTCATTAAAATTATTCCCAATTACTTTATATTTTGTCGCCATTATTGAACACCGGTAATAATTTGATTAAAGTCTTTTGTGAAATCAATATTAGTTCTCTCCTCTCTAACTTCATAAAGTGGTTTACCGAATTCATCTTTAATTTCAAAAAGATTATATTGTTTATAAATTTCATTACTATTATTGTAAATGGTATAAACACCATCAGCGTCTGATTTAGTTTGATTACCAAATAACCCATTAGCTAATGTATCAAAATCATTTTCAACCATCTCAATTTCAATCATAACTGGATTGAAAAAAGTATTAGTTATAATAACTTTTTGACCTGGAACACCAATAAATGGTAAAGCGTTTGGTTTTACATTTGGAGCTGAGCTAGGTGTTAATGTACAAAATACGGTTGTTGAATTATCGTTAAATCTATATGTAGTTGATTTTTGTGATGTATTATTCTGATTACCTAAAACTGGTTCACATTTGTTATTTGATGTAACAATTCTAAATACATTTTGAACTTTCTTCTCATTAGCGGTAGGATTCGTTGATAAGTACTCTACCCTAAATCCAACTAAACCTTGGTTTTCAAACTTACTAATATCTTCCGGTAAAATTGTACTAGAATCAAGAACAATACCTTTTATATCTGGAAACGCGGATAAAATTCCACAATCCATTATAGTAGTCTTAATTTGTTTTGGTCTAATAATAATACTATAAATCCCCTTTAAATTAAAAATAGTTGTTGGTAATGTAAGTGTATACATCCCACCAAAAATTTGTCCAGGGTTACTAGGATCATCAACTTTCTTAATAATTTCATTAGGGTCACTAATTTTAATTAAATCCACATTACCAGTTGTAGATCTAGATGGACTATAATGATAGTAAATTTCCATATCATTTGGTGATACATCTGTTGGTCTTATTGTTCCATATACGCCTGTTGCCATTACTTAATCTTGTGTTTTAATGTTATAAAATTTATTCCCATATCTTATTAATTGAGCTAATGTATCAATTTCAGATAACTTCATTTGAGTTTCTTCTACCGATATTTCACTCCTATCTATAAATACATCATTATATATTTTGTGAGGAAAAACTATTCCTAAATCTAACTCTTCTTTTGTTAAGGCCGAAAGTGAAGTATTTGAACTATCCCACCCAAGAGCACTATATTCAAATGTAGTTTTATTTATAATAATATCAATGTTAAATGTATCATCATACACAGTTCTTTTGGTATTATCATCTACATAACGAATACCAGTATTAAAAATATCTGTAATTGACGCGTCCAAAACATAACTAGTACTACCGGTTGTTAAAGATAATATACCAGTAAAGTATTGTGTAGGTTCTGTGTTAAGATTAGTCCCAACTTGATATGGGGTAGCTTTTTTATATGTTTTAACCGTATCTATTAAACTACTAGTTAACCCTGTCACTGTACCACCACTAAAATAATGGTCAACGGCTGTTTGACCTCTTAATCGATATAATAAAGTTTGATCAATTGTGTAGGGTCCTGTAAATACTACATCATGTGGTAAAGGGGTTGTCCAAGTTAGACCAGTTAAATAATAATTATAATAACCCTCTAATATACTATAATCAGGTGTTTCATCAACACTATCAATATCTTTATAAATACCAATATCATCAATGTTTTGAGTTAAAAAAATGTTAATACTAAAAGATTCAGCTATAATTTCACCCCAATTAAAACTAATATCAATGGCGTTTTCTAAAATAATATCTTTAGTTTGAATAACAATACAATTATTACCACCCAATGAAATAGTTTTACCATCCAAATTTAATGGTGATTTTCTACTAATTAAATCTTCTAAAGGTACTATCCTATTTATTATTTCCATTATTTAACAATTAATTTATAAAGATTTATTGTTGTTAATAATTGGTTAATAGATATTGATCTATCAGTGTCATCAATATTATATTTAAAAATCCCATCTACTGGGTCTTTAAAAATTTTACATTTAATATTTCTTTTCTTAAACATAGATGAGTCGTATTCTAATGGGTACAAATCTAAAACACCATAAAATTGGGTAATTTTACCAGTTACAGCGTTATTCAAAGTCGCCCTAACATAAATATCTTTTGGTTTATTTATTACATCTTTTAATAACCAATAAATATAATATCCTTCAGCCATTTTTTTTGGTAATGAAATTGGATCACTACTTAAATAAGATACTGGCATTGAAGTTACTACTTTTGGTTTACCATAATTAACATTAATAGGTCCAGTACAACTACTACTAGCTGGTGGACATCCAGTTAAATCAACTTGATCATCCCCTAATTGACTAAAGTGGTCAATTGAGAATAAGAAGTTACTATTTGTTACCTCATCAGAATCATAAAATGATAACTTTAAAAAAGTGTTTAAATATCTATTTCTTCTAAATTTAACGTCATCATCTGTTATCCCTAAATCAGAGTAATATAGTGGAGAACCTGGTCCATTAAATAATTTATATTTAATTTCACTAATTTGTGTACCCCCACTAACAAATGGTAAAAATCTTGATTTTTCATAATCAATGATAGGGTTAATCGCTTTTTCCGTCTCCATATCAACGAAATTAGTTTGGATTAATTCAGAATTATCCACCGGAAAAAAATCTAATGAAAATGGTACTACCATAGTCGTACCACTCGTATCCGGTAAACTACCGGCTAATATTCTATACCTATTAACAAACATCGTTATCGTTTATTGTAAATTGTTGTGTACTTGAACAAGTCGCACCATTAATTGATGAAGTTCCATGATCATACGAAAGTGTAGGATCTTGACGCTTTAAACTTAAAAAATAATTCTCGTGGATATATGTAACCCCATTTAAAAATGGATAATTAACACCTCTATTAGTTTCATCAAAGTATCCCTTTGTTAATATATCTCTCCATCTATATCTACCATTAGAAAATAAAGCGTAATCTGGTATATTAATAGTTGGTATATTAGGATCACTATATTCCACTTGACTTGAATAATATTGTGTAACTATTTTATAATGTGGTTTATAATAATACCCCTCATAATATGAGTTAGTATTTCTATTATTAGAATTGAATCTATGTCTAGCCCCTTCTAATATTATCTCACTAATATTTTCATCGTTGTAATCAATAATATCACCGAAGAAAACATTATTAGTCGAACTAATTATACCTAAATCAGGTAATGGGTAGGGTTGATCATTTATTTGTTTTATGTCATAATTAACTAAATCAACTTTTGTTTCTAATCCAACTTTTAAATTACCCCAATAATTTGAGGATGTTTTTGTTTTAACCATCGTTAAATATACTTCGGTAATAGGTCTATCTAAATAATCCCTATATAATGATATATCTATATTATTATTGGTATTGAAACCTATGACTTCATCACCAAAAATGGTTGTACTAAACGCTGTTGGATAAAAATCTATTTCATTAGTTTGTGTGATCGCACTAAAGTATCTCGCATAATATTTTGATTCTACATTATTAACCACTCTTTTCATTGACGCGTTTGTAAATGTAATACCACTAGTTGAACCAGTAATAAAAGTGTTAATTATAAACTCATTATTAACATTATCACCCAATAAAATCACTGTATGTATACCATCATATAAAGTTCCTCCGGTAATCTTAACCTCATCACCCACATTTAAACCATGTGAAATTGGTATTTTAAACCCAGTCATATCAACATCACCAACTTTTGTTTGATAAACAGAACTAATCGCGATACCATCACTTAAATAAATTGGTCGTAATGGATCATTATTAGCGTTAAAATAAACTGTATTAGATAAACCGGTATAAGGGTAAGTTATCTTTAATGACCAGTTATCTTTTACACCATCTTTAACAATTAATAAATCTTTTTTTTTAGGGTATAAATCAACGAATTCACATAAATTATTACCATTTTGAACGAAATAACCAAACCAACCATTTTGTTCAATTAATAGTTGATTCACTTGTGAAAATTGTTCATCTGATAAAGATATAATACTATTAATAGTTTGTAATGAATCCGGACCTGTGATATCAAATAAAACATTTGATATTAATGGTCTAATTGAACCTAAAAATCTATATAAATTACTAACATTTCTTTCATCTTCAAAGACTTGGGATTGATCAACAACACTATCAATTTGATTGAGTGGTAATGGTTTATTAGTATTACTTAACCCAATGTTAATATTAAAATCTTTATTCACAGACTTTTTTGAAATCTGTGAATCTAATATTTTATATAATCTTTCAGTATTCATTATGAGGGTAAAGTGAACGTTGAACTACACCATAGACAATTATTATCATCTTTTATTTGTATTATATATTCACCACTACCTAAATTTATGTAATCTTTAGTTGTTGGTGTAAAACTATTAGGTGTTATTGGAGTTGTACTAAGATTACAATTAGTATTACCTAAAACACTATTATATAAATTAATAGTATACGATGTAGTTAAAGTCCCACCTATACCAGTAATATTTAATGAATATTGTTTAAACGGTATACTATTAGTTAAATTATATGTAAATAAACCAGATAATTGTGGTGGTGATGTTACAATAAATGTTGTACAAGTTTTACAACCATTAGTATCAGTTACCACCATATAATATTGTTTACTAATCATAATATGCGGTATATTAAATGTATAAGTCCCAGGTGTTACATTACTAGTTATTGGTTGCGCTAATGTACCAGGTGATGATACACAAGATGAAGTACATGGTGTACTTGTTGGTGTATTACAATTATTACAAGTCGGTGTTAAAGTTGTATTTAATGCGGCATTGTATATAGCATAACTTAAATTACCAGTACCGCCAGCAAGATTAAAACTAACTTGAGCTGTGCCATTAAAGCAAACCGCATTAGTTACAAATACATTATTTATATCTAATTTTGGTGGTGCTGTGATTGTAGTTGTAACTTTATATTCACAATCTTTAGCGTCTTTTATCATACACACATAAGTACCTTCAGATAAATTAAGGGCTGTTTGTGTAGTTTGATTATTTGAATCATTCCATTTGTAAGTATATGGTGATGTTCCACCATTAGGGTTAACAGTAATATTAGTGGTACAACCATTACATAAAATAGTACCAGGTACTGCTGTTGCTGTTAATAAAGGTGGTGATGTTAAAGTAACAATTTGTGTCACAGTTTGTGCTGATGTTGAGTCATAAACTGTTATTGTATATGGTATACCACTAGTATTACCAGTTAAATTACCAATACTACTTGTAGTTAATGTTCCATTAATAAATATTGTATATGGAGAAGTTCCACCGGTAATATTTGATAACACTATTTGTGCATCACCTTGATTATAACAACTAGATGGTACTGTTGTATAATTAAAATTCAACGCAGAAGGTGATGCTATAGTTAACCCAGTTAATGTTATAGTCTGTTGACTACAAGTAGGTGTCGCAGTATCTTTAATGGTTACATTGTAAACACCAACACCAATTCCAGACAAATCTTGTGTTGTTTGTCCACCTGGCGACCAAAGATATGTGTAAGGTGGATTACCACCAAATACATTAATATCTATACTACCATTACTTAAAATAGGTGATGTTGTATTTTGTACACTTGTTGGTACAGCAATTAAACTTAATGGTTCATTGATATTGATATTGTATAATGAATTATCACCATATTTATCGGTCACACTTAATTGATATGAACCAGCAAATAGATTAGTGAATGATATAAAATTAGATGTTGTTGGTGATGAAGGACTTCCTAATATTGAATTAGAATTAGTATCAGCAAATGTGTACGTAAATGGTTCTTTACCACCTAATAGATTAACGGTAACAGAACCAGCGTTTTGATTATTACAAGTATTATCTATAGTTGTAATTTGAGCTGGGATTTGATTTTGTTTATCTCGCTTACAAGGGACAAAATATGAGGCCATAGCACAATCCAACGCACTCTTACCAGGATTAATCCCAAAATAATAAAAATATGAATTTTCTGTTGGTAGCCCCAATGGGTTTGGATTATTATACCCTCTAAATATATTGTAATCTGTTTGTTCTTGTGTACAATCAAACTGATAAATTCCAGTAGCACAAGAACCTAATTCATTTCTTAAAAATTCACCTTCTAATTCTTCCGTTGTGGCGATAGTAATTGGACTATCAAATATTTCAATATTACAATTAGCGGCTACCCCCGGTGGTGTATCATCAACTCTATTTTCATCCAAACCAATACCAATTTCACAAATTCTTTTAATATTTTTACAATTATAATCTTCAACTTTAACCCTAAAACAATTTAAAGATAATAATAATGGGTCTATCGCGGTAGTTTCCAAAACATTATTACTATCTAATTCAGCTGTATCTGGTGGCATTTTATATGAAGTGTTAACTAAATAAGTAACTATTTTTTGTCTACCATCAATATCACAATTAACCGCACTACCAAGACAAGTTATATCTGTAGCGTATAATAAGTTGGCGGTATCATGTGTCATCGCAGCATAATATAATTCATCTTTATGTTCTTTTATAATACCTTCATCTATACCAACCTTATTAAAACTAATAGGGTTATTATCGTTAGCAACACAAGTATCAACTAAGAATAAATTATCTCTACACTTATTATACTTATGTTCCGGTGAATCTGTATCACTTTCATACGTGTCGTGACAATCATATTCACAAAACTTTTCTACAGTTCTTTTTTTACTCTTTTTTCTTCTAACTTTATATTTGAATAAAAAAGCGTAAAGACTACCATTAATCCAATCATTATAAAAATCAAATTTAAAAACATTTAGAGCTCTCGCTAATTGTATTTCAATACAATCCATAGCGCCAGCGAATGGAATAAAACCACTTCCCGCGGGACCACAACACCCATGAGCATCACTCGCGTTATATGATCCACAATCAATTTGATTAGTAACACCATCGCCAGGATAGTTTTCTGGTGGTTGACCACTATTAGCCGTACACCATCCAAGTTTATCTACATCTGATGGTATACTACAACCACTTGGTAAAGAACATGATGATGGTTTATAACACCCTGGTGCGAATGATTTTTCATCACACTTAATAGAAATACATGACATATAATTCATTATACTTCCACAAGTACAACAACCAGTACCAATACAAAAATTACAAACATTAAAACTTAATGGTCCGTTACCAGGGATAAGACCATTAATGGCACTAACAATAGAGTCAATAAATTGACCTAATCCGTAGATAATATTACAAATAAAACAAAGTATAGCATTTAAAGCACCTATAACAATGTTAAGTAATCTAATTAAACTTACATTAATTAATTCTATTAATGTCATTAATATAGTTACGATTAAACATATAATACTATATAACGGATTTAAATCAGTATCAATTCTATTGTATGGGAATGGTGTATGATCACCACAATCATCAACATCCTTTATACCAATAAAAGATCTTTTAGTTCCACAAACTTTTGTCTCACAATATTTTTGATACCGAGCAATAAATTGTCTAACAGTATACACTTTTTTCCACCTTAAATCAGCGAATTCAGTATCTGGTGTTGAATCATCAAAATTATAATCAAGACCTCTATTCGGTATTAAAAATTTAGCTCTAGAACGTATTCTACCAGTATCACCAGTTTCATTCATAGCAACTCTAAATCTAACTTTAGCGTTACTTGGTACACCCTTTTCCGGATCTTCTGATGGTACTAAATTACCAAACTCATCAGTAACTAACTTATCTAAGTTCATTGGTATTTGATAACACCAAACACCATTTTCATTAATTAAATTATCACCATCCACCGAAAACTTTTCTATAAGTCCTTCCGGTGTTTTTCTAATCATTTCAATAGTCCCTTCACCGGTAACAGTTTCACAAAGATTTCCTAATTTTCTTCTAGGTCTACATCTTTTATTAACACTATTTTTTTCATTATCACCAAAAATATTCCCAATAAAAATCGCTGTGGGTATTATATCATAATTTAAATCAAAATCTACTCTTGTAATACCAACTTCACATTCTTCTAAATCACCCCAAAATGGAATTACACTCGCACTAGTATTTCTACTTTTTATTTGACTTAATACATCTAAATTTTGTCCTGTTTTAAATTGACTATTACTCGCAAATAAATTTTTACTAAAACCTTGACCAATTAATTCATAAGGTTTTTGACTAATAAATCCTATATCACTTAAATCAACATCAATATGAATTGTATGTTCTCCAACTGGAGCACCGAATATCATATAATCACCCGCACTATTAGTAGTAGTAGTAAACTTATAATATTTTTCAAATACTTCCAAAGTTGTACCACAATCTAAAACTTGTCGTTTATCTGGGAAAGTACCTACCGCAACGTGACATTCATCATCTGGTCTTGGTTCATTACTTAATAAATTATATCTAATCCCCTTATAATCTTTAGTGTAAATAGTTTCAAATGGATATAACCCATTAATCTCTGGTCTTGATTTATCTTCTTCCGCTAATGGGATGAAAATAGAAATTTTAGCGTTTGGAATACCAAATCCGTTATTAACTACAACTCTACCAACTACAACACCATAATCCGAACAATACTTAGTGTACGCTTCAGTTTGGGTTATTTTTAAACTTAAAATCTCTAAAAAATCAAAATCTTGATCAATTTTTACTTTTAAGTGTTTATCATTCCCTAGAGGTGTTGTATTTATCCTAATGGATTTAGACATAAAATTCTTTTAATGATAAATATCTATTATTTAATTTCTTTGGAATCTATTTTTTCAATTGGTGTAACATAAACATCTTCATATTCATACTCATCATCATCTTCTTCCTCTTCATCATATTCTTCCTCATCAAGTTTATCTTCCCTTTTTTTCTTCATTTTATTATAGAAATCAATTAAAAATACTTTTTTTAATAAACTACTTAAATCAACCGATTTACCCATAACTAAATGATTAAATAAAATGATAAAAACTATTGGTAATAATAAGATTACCAATGGTAAAGCCACTGAAAAATATAATAACCTAACGATTAAATTATTATTAATAATTGAACTCATACCTTTACCACTCATATCGGCCAAGGCATTTTCCATTAATTCATTTTGTGTACCACTATTTTTGTTTGATTTACAACCACACCCCATATTAATTTTTTTATTTAAATATTAACTATAATTTTAAATTAGTAAAGATATTATCGTATACTAACTCTAATATCTTTCTCCGGATATTTTATTTCAAACATACTATCTGGATCAGCGAATAATGTAAATAATCCCATTAAATTAATCTGTCTTGTTGTTGAATCAATATATGGTTGACTAACTTCATTTAATGAATAAGAACCACCACCAACTTTATTAAATACTTTAATATCAATTACATTTAATACTCCAGCTACATTATTAATTTGTTCAACTAATTGAGCTAAATAAATATTTTGAGCCATTTCTTGTTTTGAAATATCAAAATAATTCTTAACAATTTCTATAACATTACCGATTATTTCTGATTTAGTTACACTCTTATCAACAAATAAATCAATATCAAAACCTAAATTAAAAATCCTCGCTGGTCTAACCACTATATAATCATTTAACATTCTATAATCTGATAGATATTCTGAGATATTTTGATTTAAGATAGTATTTGTTATATTACTTAAGTTACTATTTTCATCTAATGTCATAATAGCGGCTACAATTTTATTTTGTTCTTCCCATACATTAGTTCTGAATGGAGCACCAAAATTACCCGGCATTAAAGTTATTCTTGACTTATAATCTTTTATAGTTACACATCTATTTTGTGATGAAAAATTATACTTTATTAATCCTCTTAATTCTTCAGTACCAGGTTGATCAGCACCACCAGTAGCTGGGATTGGATTATTAACTTCTAATGATTGTCTAACCGCGTTATTCTTAGCGTTATCTGGTCCATCAACAATAATATCAACAATACCCAATTCAGTAATAGTATTTGGACCTAGATTAGTGTCCGCACCACCACCAACTCTATATCTAATAAACATAGTACTATTAGAAGGTGGTATCTCACCTAAAGCCGTATTATTAATAAAATCACCAATTTTCTCTACTAAAAATTTACAATTTTCATCAAACTCACTAGTAAAACTAATATCTTTATAACCAGAACCAAATGTTAATTTAGAAAAACCCTGATCAGTGTATTCTCTAATAAATTTTTTACTAATATTTTTCCAAATACCTTTTCTAACACCATTTGTAATGGTAGTTACATTTGTATCTTCAATGAATATTTTATTTTCGGCTAAAGACTCTACCTCATACCAAGCGTTATTAACATCTAAAAATTGAGATAATGTTGGTATAGTAGTATAATTAGTCCCAGGTAATATTATTAAATTTTCAACAGATAAGACATCATCTTCTGGTAGTATAATTTCTAAGAATGGTACTGAATTAGCTTCAGTTAATACTTTACTAAAAACCTTAGTATAACCATTAAATACAATTTCTTGTTTAACTATAGTATAGTTTTGTATTGAACCATTAGAATTAGTATTAGGTACTATAGTTCTATTAGGTATACCTAAATTATTATATCTTGATGTAAAATCAATATCATTTAAAACTTCAAATATTTTACCAGCACCAGTAGCTTGTGAACCTCTTTTAATTATTGGACAATAGTCAAGATCAAATGTAGCACCATTAACCGGCACTACTACCGACCAATTAACCACGCTAACACTGGGTCTTGTGTTAGGTATTTTAACACCTAATGTTCTCCCCAATGAAAGTAATGAACTTCTTTCATAAGCGTAATCAATTTGAGTTTCTTGAAACATCCTATCAGTATGATACGATAAAATATCAGCTGTGGCCGCGTTTAATTCAAGTAACATTGTACCCACAGACGCGTCATTAAAATCACTGAATATATCAGGATAATATTGTTTTACATAATTTAATAATTCTAATCTTATGTCAGCGAAATTTCTAGCTGAATAGTTTGTTTGATATGCCATATTATACGTTAATTTCTATGAAATCACTACTAGAGAAAATACCATCACCAATGGTAAAATGAACTCTAACAGCGACACCTTTTTGATCATCTTCAGAGTATAATTTTACTCCGGTTATAGTTAATCCTGGTAAATATTTAGTAACCGTTACTTTAAGGTCATCTTCAATATCTGCCAATGTTTTTTCGTCACTTGGATCAAATAAAAATCTTTTTAAATTTGTTCCAAAATCTGGTAAATAAAATCTCTCACCCTTTTCAGTTAATAAAAGATGTTGTAAATCAGATTTAACCGCATCAATAGTTGTTGTCGTTAAATCTAAGAAAAATCCTTCCGGACTATTTATAAAGGGGTATCTTATGTTAATAAACTGTTTAGCCATTACTATAAATATATACAATAAAAAATATTTGTATATTTTTAAAAAAAGAAAAACTAGAGATATTTTCCCTAGTTTAACTATTTTATATAAAATTTAACTATTTTAGTTACGCACTACAACCATAACATTCAAATTGACTATCAGTAGGTTTCTCAGGTTTAATTTGTTTACCCATATCAATAGCTAAATGTTTACCTTTCATTTCTACCGGTTGACTTCTTAGGTAGTATTGACCAGTTTTTAAACCTAACTTCCAAGCTAATGTGTGTGAGGTAGTTAATTTACCAACCGTTGGTGTGGCGAAAAATATGTTAAGACTTTGAGATTGATCAATGAATGGAGCTCTTTCGGCCGACATTTCAATAAGAGATTTTTGTGATATCTCCCAAACAGTTTTATATCTTTCCTTCATTTCTTGACTAATAACTGGGATTGATTGAACGCTACCATCATTTTTTATCAATTCATTAAGAATGTCCCTATTCCATAACCCTTCTAATTCTAAATCTTTAACCAAATGTTTATTAACCATAGCGAATTCACCACCAGTTACCTTACGAACATATAAATTAGAAGTAAACGGTTCAAAAGCTTCATTAGAACCTATGACACGGGCCGAATTATGACTAACACAACCATTTTCCATTATATAATGATGAACATTTGGTACTTCAATATCCCAAGTTGGTTTAACTCCGTTTTTAATTATACTTTTTATTTTCATTTTATTTTTTGTTTTTATTAGATTACTTATTTTATTTTTCAAAAATATTTATAATATCGTCCGTAGTTAATAAATCCTCAACTTTAACCCAAATTTCAGTATCACCTCTTTTAATCCTAAATTTATGGTTAGGTGTTGCTTCAAATATAGAACCATCTTCCATTTCAATTTTATAAACTTCAGAATGACCATTATATTTTATTTGACTTACATCTTCATACCCATTATAAGTTTTTACTTTTATAGGTGTTTTAAATTCAACCCATTGTTGTTCATTAGATTCTTCTAATTTAACATAATCAACACCATTTTCAACTAGTAAATCTTTAAATGATTTAACACCATTTTCAGTATGTATTCTAGTATCAATAACTTGACAACTTGCGGTTGGCGGACAGGTCGTGACAAGTGAGTTTCTAACACCATATTTTTTAATATCTTTTCTTAATTGTTTCCAATCAAACATACCACTCAATTCAGATTCATCAACACCCCACATTTCCCATTGGAAAATACCTTTTGAAATTGGAGATCCTTCATAAAAATCATAAGTTAATCCAGTTTCTTTCGCTAAATCACAAGATTGTCTTAAAGCGTTATAATAAATTGTTTCAAATATTTTTTTATTTAATGATCTAGCTTCTTCAGATACAAATGGTAATCGTAACATAGCGAAAGTGTCAGCTAATCCTTGGATACCAATACCTAAAGCTCTTTGTTCTAAACCACCTTTTCTACCTTCTTTAGTTGAATATTCATTAACATCTATCGCAATATTAAGTGATTTTGTTATTGATCGTGTAACACGACCTAATTCATTAAAATCATACTCATTATCTATGACAAATTTTTGAACCGGTATTGACGTTAGCGTACAGATGGCGGTGGTTTCTTTATCAGTTACCTCCATAATTTCGGAATTATGTACTAATATATTATTAGCAAAGAAATTACTAGTTTCTTCTACTTGTATATCATATACATCAATTTTTTCTTCTAATTTTTTTATTTTTATCATCTTATTTATTAATAATTAATTCATCATTTTCATTTAATTCACCGGCCATAACATACCCTCTGTTTTTTGTTAATATTTGGTGATCTGGTGTACAAACTATTTTTACCCCTAACTCATCATCACTAACTTCTATAATTTCAGCGTTTGATTTCATTTTCGCAGCAGCCAACATTGGTCTAAAAATATTATCTTGACTTAAAACTTTTATATTTTTATCCTTTTTAATTTCTTCAACAACATTTTTCATAGTTACTTCTCTAATCTCACCATTACCATACATAATCGTAATTAATGTGTCACTATGTAAACAACATAGGTTACTTGAATGTATAACACCAAAATTCTTTTGATTTGATTTATTATTCGCATGATCTTTAAAACACATATAAGGCATACCACTTTCAATTTGTGATTCAATAATTCTTAACCACAAATCGTGAGCTTTGATTTTAGTACCTAAACCCATCTCAACAGCCTTATTATATTCTAACTCATATTCTTCACCATAGATATCATAAAATGGTTTTAAACCAGCTTGTTTAATGTCATTAGGACAAAACAAATACCAATCCCCATTTGATTCAACAGCTCTCATAAAGTTATCCGGTATCCATAACGCTGAAAATAAATCTCGTGCTCTAAGTGTTTCATCACCAGTTTTCTTTCTAATATCCAAAATATCAAATACATCTTTATGCCAAGGTTCAATATAAACAGCGCAAGATCCAGGTCGTTTACCTCTTTGATTCCAAAATCTTAAAGCTTCATTTACAACTTTTAAATATTTTAAAATACCACCAGCTTTACCATTTGATTGTCCAACATTACTTTCCTTTGAACGAATGTTAGATATAGCTAAACCAATACCTTCAGCTTTAGATGATGATACTGATATTCTATTTAACATACTTAATAACCCCTCAGTTGAGTCATCCGGAACTATAGATAAATTACATGACGCAATTTGTCCTATATTAGTACCAATATTAATTTTTATAGGCGTAGCTGGAGATTCCCTTTGTAAACTTAAATCTTCATACTTTTCTTTAAAATCAGTAGGGTTATTAGTCACCATTAAAGCTACTCTAATGTATAGGTGTTGTGGTCTTTCTGTTATTTCATCACCAATTTTTAATAAGTAGATATCTTTAAGTGAACACCATCCAAAATAATCAAATCTATAATCTCTTTTATAATCAATTACTGATTCAATCAGATCAATATTTTCTTTTACTTTATTATAATAGAAATCATTTAATAAACCAGCGTTATATAATCTTTTAGTAGCCTTCATAAAAGAATCTTCAGTTTCTTTATGTAATTTACTAATTGATATGTTAGCGGCCAACTTAGAATAGTCTGGATGATTCATAGCTAATGATTCTGACACAACTGAAATTAAATCATCAACTTCATCGGTTGTCATATTATCAGCAATACCTTGAGTAACTTTAAGAAATACTTCATCAGCATTTATTTTTAACCCTTCCGCTTGTTTTTTTATTCTAGTTAAAATTTTATTTGGGTTGAAATCAATCTTAGACCCATTTCTTTTTATTACTCGCATATAATTATTTTTTTTAAAATTTAAATTTCTTCGTCAAATGATATTGGTCCTGATAAATCAGCGGCTTTATATTCTGTAGATCTCCCCTCAAAAAAGTTTTGTTTTGTTTTTAACGCAATTTGATTCATAAATTCAAATGGATTTTTTGTGTTAAATACTTTTTCACAATTGAGTGTTGATAGTAAACCATCAACAACAAACTCCAAATATTGTTTCATTAAATCAGCGTTCATACCAATAAGTGATACTGGTAATGATTCTAATATAAATTCTTTTTCAATATCTAACGCAGATAATAATATCTCCTTTATTTTTTCTTTAGATGGTTTATTAACAATATGATTGTTTAATAAATGTATCGCGAAATCACAATGTAAGGCTTCATCTCTTGATATGAAAGCGTTACTATCACATAACCCCGGCATTAATCCTCTAGACTTTAAATAGAATATACTACAAAAAGAACCACTAAAAAATATACCTTCTACCGCCACAAAAGCTAATAGTCTTTCAACAAATGATTCTGATTCAATCCATTTCAAAGCCCAATCAGCCTTCTTCTTAACCGGTGGCATGTACTCAATAGCCTTAAAACATTTATGTCTTTCTTTAATATCCTTTATATAAGTGTCAATCAATAAAGAATACACATGACTATGTATATTCTCCATCATAATTTGAAACCCATAAAAAAACTTAGCTTCAGTATATTGTACTTCATTTAAAAAATTGATAGCTAAATTTTCATTTACAATACCATCAGACGCGGCGAAAAAAGCCAATACATTTTTAATGAAAAATCTTTCATTATCAGTTAATTTGTTTTCCCAATGATCAATATCTTTTGATAAATCTAATTCTTCAGCTGTCCACATCGCAGCTTTTTCAATATTGTAGTATTCCCACAAATCTTGATGTTCAATTGGGAATAATACAAACCTATCAGGATTTGTTACTAGTATTGGTTCCATATTAATTACTTTTATTTTTATTTAAAAACTCTTCTCTTAGTTTAAGAGCATCTTGTATTCTATTTGATTTCTTTTTATCTAACCCCTTCTCAAAACTTAAGAAAGAAACATCACTTGAAGATGTAGTATCAATACAAATTGTTCCATTATCAAAAACAATATCTTCAAATATAACACCATCTTTACCAAATCTAGATTTAAGAATCGCCATAGTAGCTCTACCCTCTTCTTTTTGATCTAATGTTTTAGCTATAGAAACTATAAAGTGACCAATCTGACCTTTCTTAATAGAACCACCAATCATATTAGCTTCAACTACTTGAGCACCAATTGAACCTCTATTACCTTGTATCGCAGTCCAACCAACAAGACTTAACTCATCAATCATAGATTCAAATTCTCTCATCACATTACCTTCACCAACGTTTACATCATCAACTCGTTTAGATGGTTGTACACAATCAATATAATCAAGTAATACGATATCTGGTCTAATCCCATCAGATGTTAATTTTCTAAGGTATTGTTTGATGTGTGGTATTGTCGTACCATCACTTGGGAATTTCTTTAAAATTAGGTTTCCGGTTGAATTTTCTTTAATACTCTCAACCTCAAACTTAACTCGTTCTCTTTCTTCATTTAATTTATTTAACTCAACACCAGTCCAACACGTAAAATGTTTTCTCTGTATTACTTTAGGATTATCCTCAAAGAATATTTGGACTACATTAAATCCTAAGTTATACGCTGTATTAGCTAACTTAGTTACCATAGTTGTTTTACCAACACCAAATGGGGCTAATATAACACCTAACTCACCTTTAGATAAACCACCATCCATTAGATTGTCTAACCCATGAATACCGGTTGGGATTGGATTTCTGAAGTCATCAGATAATACATCATCAATACCACTAAAAATATCAACCCCATTATCTTTTAAATTACCAACAGTTAAAGCTTGTTTAAGTATTTCTTCACATTCTTGGTATCGATCAAAATCACCCATATCAAGAATTTTTTGAATTTTCTTAGTAGCTTTTTTTAACTCCTGTTGTTTACAAAACATCAACCCAGTTTCTTGGGTATAAATACTATCTTTTTGAGATATATCTTTAACCTCATTTAATAAGTCTAAAGTATGTTGTCTGGTAACTTCTCTTTTAATCTCAACGATTAACATTTGTTCTAAAGTGTTAACCTCTGGTATTGTTTCATACTTTTCGTGGTAATCTTTAATTTTACTAGAAATTAATCTAAGGTATTCATTATCAAAATAAGTTGGATCTAAAACATCGATTATCGTTGATGAAAACTTATCATCTAATAATATCTGATTTAATAATTTTAATTGAAATGTGTGACCTAAATAACCTAAACTGTCTGTACTTTTATTTGTCATTTTAAAACTTATTTTATTATAAATATCTTGTTTTTACTATATGGTTTCTATTACATTGTAATTTTTTCTACTCAAACCTTCTTGAATATTTGAAATAATACTTGGTATTAACTCTCTGATATCCACAGAGTAACGTACTTTTGGTGGATAAACATTCCCAGTGAATCGTTGCATAGCAATTGTTTTTCGGTCGCCATTATCATCAAATTTTATCTCTAAATCAAAGAAATCTTCATTTTCATAGACATTTCTTCTATCAATTTCTTCAGTTTTTTGTTCAACATAAGAGTTGAAAAACTTCCAAAGATATTCTAAAGTTTTCTTTTTCAAATCTCTTTTGATGATATCACAAGAGTCTTCAATGACTTCTCTAATTTCATATGAATTTATTGATTTATGGTTAAATCCTTTAACATTGAAGTATCTTTGACATACAATATTATTGTTAATGTACAGAATAAATTCGTAAGGTAGTTTTTCGATTTCTTTTTTCATATTAATTGTTGTTAAATAATTCTTTTTCTTTTTTTATTAATTTTAAAAACGGTTTAAAATATTCAATATATCCATTTTCTTTCCCAGGTATTTCTTTTAAAAATTTATCTTCACTCATCATTCTAAATAAATTTTTATTATCTCTACCTTCAGGATCAATTGGTGAATCTATTAAATCATTAATTTCGTTAATCACTTTTTCTGTTAGTAATGGTTCTTTTAAATTTATTATTTTTTGGTTTATTTCATATAATTTGTCTCCCTGGATACCATCGGTTATCCCATTTAGAATATTATCAATAACTTTAAGCGGTTTTTTCCTTTTACTTTGTTCTTCCTTAAGTATAGTAAAAATTTCGTCAATAGTCACTTTTTTTTGTATAATACCCGGAATTAATTTTATTAAAGTTTTTTCTTGTACTCCTTTAACACCTTTAATATTATCAGAAGAATCTCCAGTAATAACTTTAACTAAAGTAGCATTTTCTTGATGATGATCAAATACTGAGAGATAATTTTCTTTTGTTATAAATTTTTTCTTTGATAAAAAATAAATTCTAACATTGTCATCTATTAGTTGACAAAGATCCTTATCTCCAGTACAGATCGTAATCTTTTCGTATGGTGACATTGTATTACAATAATAAGCAATACAATCATCAGCTTCAACGATATCATCTTGGTATTGTCTAATAAAAAGTTCCTCAGCGTATTGTTTAATTCTTAATTTTTGAGACTCTCTAATTGGATCATCAGAATCTAAATGGTATTCAAAATTCTTTTCCCTATTAGCCTTATAATCTTTATAGATTTCATACCTCAATCTACCACTACACATACCATCCCAAAATACAAATAATTTACTTGGTTCTTGATCCAATACTATTTTCCTAAGAATTGTAAAGAATTGAAATAACCCACCAATGTGAATACCATCACTATTATATAGATTTTTAGCTCCATGATACGCCACATTTAATAGTGCGTTACCATCTACAAGTATAGTTTCAGGTACTTTAATTTCAATTTTGTCTTTGTACCTCGGTGGTCTTTTCACTTTTAAAGTGTTAAATGGTTAAATAATTAATCTTCTGCGTATAATCCTGATGCGTCTGAAACTAGTTCAGTTTCGATATTAAAGTCACCATATTCCATACCTAATTTTTCAAGTAAGTAAGGTTTATATTTATCTTTATATTCGTTTAACTTGTCCGGACTCCAGAAACCATGTGGTACTGAACATATTTTACCTTCAAACGTGATGCCATTAACTTGGTTTTTCCAAACTTTAACTTTAGATTGAACACCAAATCCATATTTTTTATCACCTTTACTTGCGGTTAATGTTTCAGTTCCGTGACCAATAACACCACCAAAGTGTAAAATAAAACGAGCTCCGTAAAAGAATCCTTCACCACCTTTGTGTTTAACACCACCACCATTCATATTATCAATCCAAATCTTTTGAACCGCTAAGAATGTGTTAGTATATTTTGAATCTTCTTTTCGTGAAGAAGGTATATCATTATTTAAGATACCTTTAAACGCGGTTTCCAATGCCCCTGCGTTCCACATATTATTCTTAGTTTTGGCGACAACAGATCTAAAACAATCAATAGTTCCAATAGAATCCCATAAAAAACATAATTCATATGGTAACTCTTCTTTTTGTTGTAAATCTAATAAGTCTTCAATGAATAAAGAAATATCTTCAATACAAGCTTTTCTACGGAATTCTTTTTGTTTGTAAACACCTTCATCGTGGTGAAACTTACCGTACTTATCAAATAATGTTTTATTGTTGATGAACATAAAAAAACCTTCATAATCAACAACTTCACCATTCTCATCAGCGACTTCATTAAAATCAACACCAATACATTTAGCGTGATCCCAACTCCAGTTATTCTCAGTGTCAATAATAATAGGTAAGATACCTATTTTTTGACAAGAAACAACCGCTTCATAAATAGAGGTTGATTTACCAGTATTACTGAAACCTCTACTCAATGACACGTATCCTTTAGGAATTCCAGGTACACCTGTAGCTTCGTGAAAAGCTGGTGAAAATGGAATCCAACTCAATTCTTTATCTTTAACAGATGAATTTAAACCGACACCTTTTTTAAATTCGGTTAGATTAAATTCTTGTTTTTTTATTCCACTAGTGGATTTTTTAGGTCTTTTTTCGACTGACATATTTTTATATTTTTATATTTTTAAAATTAAAATGGTAATTCATCATCATCAGTAGCTTCAGTTTCAACTAAATCTACTTCTTCCTCACTAACCTCATCAACAACTGGACTTGGTTTTTTAACTACCGGTGTACTTTTAGTACCAGAAGTCATCATTTTAATTTCAGATTCTAAACTCCCACCTGGTTTACTATCTAAATCATCTTTAGAAACAAATTTCTTTTGTTCCTTATCCCAAACTGGTTCTAAACCTTTTGCGATGATTTCCATATACTCAATACTTTTTGGACGATAAACATCTTTATATGTTTCTTCATTCGTCATCCAAACTTTTGCGTACTCAGATTTAGGATCTGTTAATAAAGAAGGATCTTCATCCATAATTGAAGTTAATTTACTTCTACCTTTTGAATCTCTCTCCAAAGTCATAGTGATATCTCTACCTGTTCTAGCGTCTTGGATGTCACCTCTTTTTTTAATGATTGGGATTAATTTATCAAATACACCCTCACCATTATAATAATGTTTGAATCTCCAAAATTTAACACCTTCAGATTCTTTATCTCTATCAATCACTTTAGTGATGTAGAATAATCTTGGTGCGAACTGTTTAGCGAGTTCTTTGTCTGTCGCGTTACCAGTCATTTTTAAAGCTTCATGAGCCTCACATAATGGACATCTAGTGCCATCATTTTTCTTAGTACAATAAATTTTACTATACTGTTTGTTAATTTGAAGTTCGTGCCAATGAGCTTCAGTGAAAGGTGAACCATCTTTTGTAGGTAAGATTCTCACTCGTTTCTCATCTGATTTTTGACCTTCTCTTAATTTTTCGGAGAAATACTTGGTAAGATCTACTTCCTTTCTTTCAAATCCTCCACCACTTTGTGATGACTTGTTTTTTTCATACTGATCGAGAATCGATTGTAATGAACTTGTTTTTTCTGACATTTTTACTAATTTTAATTAATTAAACATTCTATTTCAACAAATATAGTAAAAAAAAAGGAGACTGTAAAGTCCCCTTAGTCTTTTTTTTAAAAAATTATTAATCTTCCGGATAAAATGAATCAGAAACATCACCTTCACTGTAATCTTTTTCTATTTCATCTCGTGTTAATACATATTCTTTTTCAGCGGGTTGTTTACCCATTGAAGTTAAATTGTTATTATCATTATTTAAAACATTGTAAGCTCCTTCTTTACCAGCCCAATAATCAGTTAATTTAAGATTATATGGAAAAGAATCTAATGATCTCATTTCCAATTTTTCTTCTGGTGTAGGATTTCTTTTTTCAAACTCACTTTCTAAATTATCAATTTTAGCTGTTAAACTATCCATTGACGCTAATTTAGTTTCTAAATCTTTTAATTTATTTAATAACTCATCAACTTTTTGATTACCACTATTAACCGCGTCTTTAGTTTCTTTAGTATCTTTTACGATATCTGTTACATCCACTTCAACTTCACCACCCATAGGGGGAGTTGTCGTATCCATAGTTGGTTCTGGTGTCACACCCATCTCTGGGGTTGTTGGTTCTTCCATTGGAACATCTTCAGTAGGTACTTCTTCAGTTGGAACATCATCCATAGGGACATCTTGTTCATCTAAGAATATATCATCTTGGTCATAATTTTCTTCATCCATACGAGGGACATAGAATTTATATTCTGTTAATAAGTTATATCTCTTTAGAGTTTCTGATAAATCTGATTTTAAATTTTTTGACATTTGGTATATGATTAATTCTTATTATATTAACAATCTTCTACCATCACTGGTAACTAATTTTTTTTCAATTCGTTCTACAAGTTCTTTACCATCATTTACATAACAAACGTCACCAGTACATTCAACATTTTTATCACTTTTATCATTAGATAAGAAGTTTTCAAGGGTGTTAACAATCCCTTTTTCATCAACATTTTTTTTATTATTATCCATATTTTTATATATTAGTAATCTTATTTCATTATAAATATCTGTTAAATCATAAAATTACTTTTTTTATATCTTGAATTAGTAATTCACCCTCTTTTAGTAAAAATAACTTATCTTGGTATTTATCCCAATCAATGGAATAAGATTTATAATCTATATTACCATCCACCAAATTAAAATCTCTTTGGATTAATTTATTCAAAGCGTTTATTGTGTAAAAACTATTACTCTTTTTGTGGATTTGTATCGTGTTTTTTAATTTAGTCTTAATAACTTCTTTTAAATCATTTGTTGAGGTTAATTTAAAAGTGACCATTAAATTTTCACCTAAACTAAAAATGAATGTCTTATCTTTTTTTATTGAAAATAAAGTGTCTAATTTATTAAAGAAATCGTCAGATTGTTTAACTGTGATGAAGGACGCTAATAAGATCTTGTTGTTCATATGTTTTTAAATAGTGTAAGTACGGTAAAACCTTAATATTATTAGTCTCAAACATACACTTATTAAATATTTCATCTTTATGTAAAATCTTAAAATTTTTATCTTTTAAGTAATTTATTAACCTTTGTTTCCCCAACCCTAAATACTCCATAACATCCCAATTAATACCATAAGTCATACCATCATAAAAAACATAACACATTTTTGTATCATAATAAATTAAACCATTGGTAACACCATTAACTTTGGTTATCAATCGTTTTATTTGTGTTAAGGTTAAATTGAATGGATCTATGTAAAAATATTTTACTTTACTTAGAAATAAATCTATAGATATTTTTTTAAATAACTCTAAATCATCAGTATATTCAGACTTCTTCTCGGTAGAGGAATATGTCCAGTAACTATACTTACTCATCTTTTTATTTAAAATAGATGGTTTCAAACCTAAAGTTTTACTAAATTCTCTACCAACAATTAATCTTGGTAATTCATCATCAATATCAATTAATGAATTTAAATTGACAAAATTTTCAACTTCTATCTTTTCCTCTGAAATAATATAACCTAATACCATACACTAAATATAGTAATTATTTTTTATAATAACAACCTTAGGCTATAACCCCACTAGATGTACTACCTAATTGACCATGATTAGGTGCTCCACTCACAATTTTTTGATCAGATTTTTTAATAAAATCCTCAGGGTTTAAAATATTTGAACCGGATAATCTACCATAACCATTTCGTATATCAATTAATTTTTCACTACTACGTCTTATTTCAAAATGTAAATGGGGTCC